ACCTTCCGCACCTTGCGAAATGTTGCCCCCAGGTTGCATGGGTTGGCCCTCACCAGAGGGGGGAGCCGCGAAGTAGTCGCCAATGCCGTCGATGTTCATCGAATCACCCCAGTCGTTGGCGATTTGCTCCATGGGAAGGCTTGGGTCAGCTAGGCGCATCTCCGAGAAGCGGGCGATAGCGTCCACCTTCTGAAGGCTGCGACGCTGCTGGATGGCTTCTGAGGTCCTCTCCATGCTCATCGGCACGAAGCGAAGCCTCTTGCCGTCGAACCCGCGACCCGGGCGATCCGTCTGGAGGGCATCCCCCCCCGTGTAGATGGCCACCGCTCCATCAGCAGGGTCCGGCGTAACGCCGAAGTGCTTCAGGCCCCTCGCTAGAGCCCTGGCAGGCAGAGCGATAGAGAACTCGGGAGCGTGCTCCATGTACCAAGCCATGACCCACAGCTGGTCGCAGGACGTACGGTGTAGGCCCTCTCGAAGCATGGCAAGGCGCATACTCGAAGAGCGCTCTGCGATGTCCTCAGCCGTTGCCGTTGTCCCCGAGGTGGCGATACCCTTCTGCGCTTGACCAAGGCCTAGGCTCTCGTTGAGCCCAGTAAGCGCGATGTCCAAGGCCATGAGCAGCTCCTTGGGAGGTCCGCCGATGGTGAGCGCCTGAATGGCGTCCTTGAGCATCTGGGGCGCAATGTCGATGTTCGCAATGTCCCCGTCCTCCGCGTCCTTGATGATCTCCGCAATCTCGCTGAATGCGGTAACCACCACGCTCTTGTAAGCCTCGCAGGACCCAAGAACGGCCACGCTGTACCGCGCATAGGTGTCGATCTGGTTCTTGACTGCCGCAAGGGGAGCCATCCGGTTGGTCTTCCCGGGGATGGGAGCGCCCTCGTAGACCCCATAGGGCCCACAAGCTGGACCGCGGTACAAGCGAGGGGGCCGAACGTCCTTGCCACCGTCGCCGCCCTCAGCCATCGTGTAGATCGTGCCGGTGTAGAGCCCGCTAGAGACCGGATCCTCGTAGCCTTCCCGCTTCTTCCCGTCGTCGTCGTGCTCGTCGTCCTTGTGCGCCTTGATGGCCTCAGGATCGAGAACGCCGAAGACCAACATCTCGACCAGCTTGATCGGTCGGTCCGCGCTGTGATTGGCGCCGTCTTGCGTGCCCATCGTCTCGAGCATGTCCATGTCCCAGTCTTCGCCGTCCTCGTCCACAAGCTGCTCTAGGTCAGCTAGGTACGCATCCCACGAGTGCCCATGAAAGCGAGCATTGGCCACCGAGGTAGCATCCACGTCCATGAAGAAGTCGTTCGGCTCGAGGCGCACCATGTGCGGCGTCTCAACCTCTCGGCCAGCCCCATCCTCAAGGTTCGAGGTGCCAGCGTGCCAGTCGAACAGCGTCATCCCGTCGCAGGCCCGGGGTGCGTAGTTCAGCCGCGTGGTCACCATCGAGATGCCTCGCCATGCCAGCGCATCTGAGAAGATCTGCTCCCACTCCACCGATAGCTTCTGTTGGCGCATGAGAGCCTCTAGCGCGTACTGGAGCCCCTCGGCGTCATACGCTGCCTCTCCGGGCATCTGCGACTCCACCACTAGGCTGGGGTTCGTCCACACCAGTTGGGGCAGAACCAGCGTCAGGTACTCCCAACAGATGTTGGTATGCGCCCCATCGGTGCCGTCCATAGCCTTCTGGATCTCCTCGAAGACCTTGAGCGGCCCCTTCTGCTGCTCGTCCATAGCTGCCTGGTAGGCAGTCCATCGCTTGATTACGGTGTCGAAAAGTCCACTCATAGTTGCAATCCTCGCTTGAAGTTCTCGGCTACGTACTTCTTCCGGTTGATGATCGCCGCGATCGTCCCGGGGTTCTCTATTTTATCAGGGCTCTTGCGTGCCCCGTGCCTGTTATCCCACAAGTACATCGCCACATAGCGAACGGTATCGCAGCCGTGATCCTCGCAGGAACCGTCTGGCTTCTCCTTGTAGACCTTGCCGTCCACCTTCTTGGCGTACACGTAGCCGCCGATCTCTTGGACCCACGACTGGGGACGCTTGTCCGCCTTGCGGTGTGCGCAGAAGACCGTGCTCGCGTTGTCCAGTATGCGGATCCTAGGCTCTCCGCGGTCGTCGTCGTTGAAGCCCCAGCGCACTTGGTCGCAGCCGGCTAGGATCTCGTTGTCCGCCTTGATCGCAATGGGACGCCCCACGCGACCACCACGGCGCCCGATGCGGTCGTTGAGCTTGGCTATCTGACCCTTGCCTGAAGGGTCGCAGACGATGGCGCGAACGTCGTACTCCGCCTGCCACTCTGCTGCGGTCTCGGCCCAGTCGTCAAGGCTCACCTTGCACTCATAGCGCTCGAGAATGAGCCACGCGCCGCCATACTCGTCAACGCCCCAGAGCTGGCCTACGCCGGGGTCAGGGTGCCAGCCCCAATCGAACCCAGCCACGAAGTGAGTGATCCGCCTACGCTCGAAGGCTGGGAACTCATCCCCGGGGACCATGAACCAGAAGCCATCGTCATCCTTCTCGAGGTGCCCTTGGACTACGTGCTTGGCCCTGCTGAAGTTCTCCCAGATCTGCCCGTCCGCTGTCACCCACTCGCCTTGGACAAGTCGCGCGTAGTTGGCGCCTGACTGCTGCTCCATCTTGAGACGGTACGCGAGGCCCTCGGGAGTCCAGTCCTTGGCAACCTGGTCGTAATACTTGGGGTTGTCGCTCAGGTGCGTCTTGACCCGGAACATCCTCAGCATACCGCCAACGGGGAAGGGCACCTTGCCGATCAAGTCCGCGGGGATCGTGTACGCCTCATCCGCTCGCAGGTTCAGCCAGTGGTACTCATCAGCCGGGTTTACGTCCGCCACCATGAGGTTGAACGGCATGTGGTGAGAGCGGTTACGAGAGCTCAAGTAGTCCCACTGGTGGAGCGTGCCCTCGGTTGCCTCGATGTAGAGGATGACATCGAACTGGGTGGACATGACGCGGGAGGGCGTATCCATGCCAGCTAGGACCACTCGAGAGCGCCCCTTGTACGTCTTGCCGTCGATCTTGGTGGTCGCCTCGGGGAACACGTAACGCCGCCTGTGCTCCCTCTCTGCCCCGTTCACCACTGCGGGATGGTCTATGCCCAAGATCTCCTCTTCCCACAACTGGAGCAGGGATTCATTCATCGACGCCCGAGTTGCGCGCACGAAGAGGATGCGAGCCCCCGGGTAGAGGACACACATCAGGTAGGCGTACAGGCACAGCCCGAACGTCTTCCCAGTGCCGGCAGGCCCCTCCATGAGGATCTCAGGGTGCCGCGAGGCTAGAAGCTTCTGTATGCCCTGTGCGACGATTACGCCGCGCTGTTCAACCTCTGTGGTCAATCAGACTCCGGAGCGAGGATCTCGACTTCTTGGATCTCGCCGTACTCGTCCGCGATCTGCATTACTGCGCTCTGGACGTGCATGGCTGCGATGTCCGCACCGGTGAACAGCAACCGAGTGCCGCCTGCCCCGCCCTGTACCTCGATCGGCTGGGCTGCCTTGCCACACATGTACTCCACAACGAGCTTGGTAGCGTCCTTGCAGTTGGGATGCACCATCTCCTTGTTGTAGATGTGGTTCCCATACGCATCCAGCAGGAGCTTGCCGTCAGCCCCGCGCAGAAAACCGTTGGTCATGGCCATGGCGTGGATGGAGTCCACCACGTTCTTGAAGCGGGCGGAGTCGTCGTCCATGTAGTACTTGCGGAGGAGGGCAATCGCGCCCATAGTCCCTTTAGCTGGCATTCTAGACCCCCTCTCCTACAGGATTACGTGCAGATACATCCCTTTGTAGGCCGTCGCACGACACGATTCCGCCGATCCAGATGGCCGCCCAGTGCTTTCCGGTCTCTAATCCTGAGTCCTCAAAAGTCTCTCTTCCGTCGTTCGCGACGTGCTCGACGATGGTGAGTTTCCCCTTCTTGCGGAAGTGTATCCCTGGGGTGCACGGGCACATATCGCAGAGGGAATGCCACCCGGCGTCATCCACTGGGATCAAGTTGAGCACTCGCCCCTCTGCTCGGTTGCGTCGGAGCTTTTTCGCTCGCCTGTGGCCCTTGAACTCTGCTAGCTTGGCCTTCAGCTTTGCGATCATACGCTCGCCCTCCCCTTTACCGTTACGATCCAGGTCATGGGGAGCATCCCGTAGGAGTCCAAGATGGGGAAAACCTGGCCGGTGAGCTTGTCCACGGTGAGTTCCACCTCGAAGCGGTAGACGCGTCCGCCCTCTAGAGTGAAGTCGATGGGGGAATGCTCCCACCAAAAGGTGTACCCGCCTGAGCGCCCGTCCCAGTTGTCATCTTCCTGAGGCGTCTCGAACATGCAGTTATCCCCCGTGGGAGGATCTACCGCTGCGAGGAGGGCCTTGGTATAGACTGCCGTGTTCGGTGCGCCGCTGGTCCGGTCGAAGACCCGCAAGGAGCCTGAACTGACGTAAAGGCGCGTGATCGTGTCGCCGCTGGGGCCCTTGGGCTGGCCGAGGAGCCAGAAGGTCTCCCCCTCGTCGATGGTGATGTTCTGCTCGAGTCTCATAGCTTCACGCTCGTTGTTTGAGAGGTCAGGAGGCTCGCCGCTGTTGCGGACTTGGCCTTCACTGCGCTGGTTTGGGATGTCAAGAGGCGTGCGGATGCCTCGGATTTAGCCATGGCCGCGGTCGACCGGGACGAGGCGAGACGGCTTTCACCGCCGATAGGGATGTCTGCTAGGGGGTTGTCCCTGCCTAGGCCACCGGTCGGCAGGAGGCTGGCGAAGCGACCTAGGCCGCCTGAGGCGAGCGCTGCGCCACTCACGGGGCTACCAGCCGATTGATGCGCTCGATGCCCTTGCTTGTGCTGCTGTACGCTACAGGGCCGCTAGCAGCCTCGAAGACGAGCGCCTCCAAGAGGACCGTGGTATCGTCGTCGTCGTAGAGCTTGGCCTTCCCGTCGGTGGGGTCGGTCTCGAAGCGGTTTACTAGTCGCTGCCAGATTCGGTAGAGAGTGATCTCAAAGTCACCGCTCCAGAAGAAATCATCCTGCGCCACCATGCTCGCCCCGTTGAAGATGCGAACCGTGTAGGCGCCGGCACTGGCTGTAGGCATATCGCCGACGTACCACAACCCCCTACGAGGCCACCCTGGGGTGGCCCGTGAAGCTCGCCAAGCGCGAACGCGGAGA